GCTGACGACCTGCGGTTCCTGCACGACCATCATGCGGACATGTACTGGAAGCTCGAAGATGCGATTTGGTGGATTGAAAAGGCGGACAAATCGTAACCGACCCGTATGTTCGCCGCGTCAACGGCATCAGACCGAAGCACATGCGGCGACCGTGCTGGCGCAACGGCTTCGTCGAACCCGAAGAATCGAAAGGAAAAGATGACAAAATGAGTGAGCATCCGACCATTGAGGAAGTCTATAAACGTCCTGAATATTTTGACGCAGTGTGGTCTAAAAGCATTGAATATTACTGCGTGACCAAGCAGAGCGTCGTCTGCATGGAGGAGTGCGCCGTGGTTGTAGACATGCCGAGAAATCCAGCCTCGGATTAGCTTCCTCCAAGCCGGCCGATGTGCGAAAAACGGATTGCCTCCGGCTTTAGATGTCGAAAGCAATCCGATAACCCTCTTCCTATCGGGAAGGATTAATGCTTCCTACCCGTCTTTTGCGGCCTCAACAAGACGAGGCCGACAACAAGCGACAGACTGGAGATGGCGGCAAGAACCAACAACAATCGGCCTCCCGTAAACGGCATGGATGCTATGGGAGTTTCCAAGTACGGCATCACAACGCGGATGATGCCGCAATTCTCGTACACATCCTCATATACCGGGCTTGCCATCTGAGAGGGTGATGGGAAGTCGTTCAGATTGATGTAAGCGCCTTTCATGCCGGAAGTATCCGAAATCGGGTCTGCGGCACTGTTGGTCGCTTTTGTCGAGCCTTTGGCGTTCTTGGCCGTGACCTTCAATTTCAACCAAGAATCTCTTCTGCCGGGAGAGAACCGAACCTGATATCCGCTACCGGCGGGAATGCCGACGATACGGTAGGTTCCGTCTTTGCCCGTCGTGTCGGCCAATGGTTTTCCATCGTATCCCAAAACGGGGGTTCCGTTGGAATCGGTCAGAGTGACGGTCACATTGGAGGCGAGCGCGTCGGTATCCTCGCGGATGCCGTTTCCGTCCTTGTCGTACCATACGATGCCTGAAACGACTCGTTGGACTACGGTGACGTCGGCGTCGGTTTTGTTGTATCCGTCTCCCCAACGGATGCTGTACAGGTCGGCGGAACGCTGATACAGTTGGCAATCCAGAAAACCGTCTCCGCGCACGTGGAATTGGAACAGGGCGTGGCATGGCGGTAATGCCATTTCGTCCAATTCTCCCGCGTTCCATGCGGATACGATGATTCGACGGCTGGACGGGTTATGTCGGATAAGGTCGAGCGCGTTTGACAATTGGTCTACCGTGGTGCCGTCGGTTTTAGGCCATGAACGCCATTGGATGGGATACCCTTTGCCAATGGTTCCGTCCGGCAACACCCATTCATCCCAGATGTGGACGTTCTGCTTTTGTAGAGTGCTGACCTTGTTGTCTCCGGCGATGAACCACAACAGTTCCGCGATGATGCCACGCAGGAACACTTTTTTCGTGGTTACGAGTGGGAAACCGTCTTGCAGGTTGAATTCCATACGCGTGCCGAACGTGGACAACGTTCCCACTCCGGTACGGTCGTGAGTCAGCTCGCCTTCCAGTACGACTTGTCGTAACAGTCTCTCATATGGCTGGTCGCGTTCCAATGTTCCGGCAACATAGTTTTTAGCTTCTTTCGGTGTCATAGATTTTGTCCTTTCATCAGCCCATTAAATGGGTCAAGTCTTGGTCGGTTTCTATTTTCAGATTATCGTTCCGTTCTTTGCGACGACGATTATGAGTACCCTCCAGCCGGTCGGCTTTCTCCCGGCAATACCATTGGCCGAGAGGGAGAAGAACACTCACGAGCAGAGTCGCGATAAGCCAAACGTTTCCGAGCACATGCCGTTCCCATAGAATCCCTATCGGTAATGGAAGTATGTAACTCCAACCTAATATCGTGTTGGCCTTGTCCAGTCGGCTTATCTTTTTCTGACTGTCGGGCGATGATTCTTTTTCAACCAATCTTGTTAAGCCCTCCGAATCGGTAGGAGAACTACAGCATACATCCCCGACTCAGCAAGTCACCGACATACTCCATGTCCACTCCACGCTCATTGAACGCCTTACGAGTGTAGACAAGACGATTCATGTTCGCATGAGACAGCACCCAACGTGCCAGCTCCGCACGTTCTGAATGGTCATTGTCGGCAATCGGCTTGTTACGTAACACAGCACGTTCCAACAGGTTGCGAAGACTCTTGACCTCAAGATAATAGTCCGACTTCAATTTGAACATGTACCCGTCGGCGTCATACACCACAACGCCCTCACGTGTGGAATCATGACGTTCCTCGTCCAACATGCTCCACAGTTCCTCCCGCTCCTTGTCGGAGTGGAAGACGGACAATACTTCCGGTCGGTCGAAGAACCCGTCCATGTCAATCAGCTTGTCGGCGTCATGGTCGATATGGAAGTCAACGGTGTTCTTGATGGCGTGCAGGAACACGAGACGTGACGTATCGTACTTGATGATATGACGGTCGGAATCTTGGTCGATTACCTCAAAAGCCAAGGTGACGTTGGCATCATGGGCGATGTTCCACAACGCCTCCTCCTGACCAATGTCCAACGTTTGCTTGAAAAGATGTTCGATAAGATACGAATAGTCGGTCTGACCACTCTTCGACCAGAAACGCCAAGAACCATCCTCACACGCGGACACCAAGCCGAGGAAACCGTTCTCCTTGCGTTCCACGCGCACTGGGAACTTGAGCCGCCTGTCAATGTTCTCCCGAGTGGTCTGCTCGTTCTCTCCAAGATTGAAAAACTTCTCGAAACCTCGTGCGACAACCTTACCGTTCCTGTCAAGGAACAGGCCACGAGCCTTGCTGGAATACTCGTCCCAACGCCGGTTCCTGAACGCGTCACGGCTGAAATTGCAAGCGTACACGTCGTTCTCGCCCTTGACCGGGCGGACGTTCACGTTATCGGAATCACGCATGAGTTCAAGCAGGTTCCTTCCATCCGTGGAAAAGTCGGCAAACCCGTCATTGGCCTTATGCGCCCCCTGTTCCAACCACTTCAAGTAACGGTCGAGAGTCCACTTCCTACCATCTCTGAGCGGAGGCGTATCCAACTGGATGACACCGGTCAAATCACGTCCCTTTGCCGGGACGGCGGTATAACCGAACTCGGCATTGTCGGGAACACGGGTCTTGTCGTTCCACAGCAATCCCACGTCTACCAGTGCGAGGTCTCCGGACGGATTCATATGGTAGGTTCCGTCAACCTTCCTTACATGGATGTTGACCCAACGGCTTTCATGGTCAAGGTTTTCATGCCAAGTCTCATACTGGGTGCGCAGATATTCCTCCGGCACACGGTCGTTTTCCGGACGGGTCTGGTTGCGTTCCAGCAGAACGTCCAACGGCGTGTTGAATGTGAAAGTCTCAACATGCGCCTTGTGGCGGGCGGCAATCTGCACCTCGTCCACGCAGAAATGCGGGTTGACATGCTGGGAGTCGCTGATGACGTTCACACCTTTGGCGAGCAGGTCGCTGATGATGGTATGCGCCTGACGGACGAGAATCCCGTTCAACTGTGGATTCATGGTTTCATGCCATGCCTGACGGCCTCCCGCCATCATTTCACGCAAACCGTCCAAGCTGACGATTACCGTATTCGAATCGATATGCTTCCGCGCCCAAGTGCTCTTTCCTGAGCCGGGCAATCCTCTAAGAATGGTCAGAGTGGTCATTTTCTAAGCCTTTCTTCAATCAGTTCTGCTGAAACATGCGAACAAGTTCCACTTCGGATACGGGGCGCATGTTCCACGCGTCCAATCCCACGTTGATTTCGTTACGGTTCTTGAACTCATGGGGAGTGTTCGCATGGGTGTGACCGTGCAGCAATCGCATGTTCTCCCCCACTTGCGGAATGGCATACTGTCTAAGCTCCGGCTTAGCCCAATTAGCCGCCACCCCATCCAAAGCGGGAAGGTCGAAGTCCTCACGCCATTGGAAGTGGCAGAGAAACACAGGCATGACGGTTTCGCCGTCCGTGATGTCCCTCATGCCGATACGCCCGATTTCACCGAACGCCTCGGTCAGCTCCTTGAAGCCCTTGCTCTTCCCGTACAGCACGTCGTCATGGTTGCCGAGAATCAGGTGCCGGTTATTGCGAGGACAGCGCAAGCTTTTGACATGCATAAGCGCCTGTTGAAGACTCCACGCGCCTCCGCTGCATAGGTCTCCCAGAATGTAGAGTTCGTCGTTCTCTCCTACCATTTCGTTGATGTGGTCGGTCACGTCAATGTCATGCTGGTACCAGTTGACGCAATCCTTGACCTGCATGTGCGCTTCGTTGGCCTGTTGCTTGATGGTGTTGTCCGACGTGAACCCGGGCTTCGCATATCCCCGTAATGCGGACACGAACGGGTGGGCGAAGTGAGTGTCAGAAGTAAAGTATTTGGTCATTGTCTTTTCCTTGAAAAAGTTAAGGGGATAGGATTGTCTCTATCCCCTAGAATTCCGAACTACTTGATGGGAACGGGAACGGCCAACAGCTCATTATTGGCGTTCTGCACGAGGATTTCCGGCGAGTGGAACCGCTTGCCCCAGTGGTCGAACTGTTCCTCCGTAAGACTGGCGTCCTCTCCGCTTTCGGGGTCGAACCCTGAGATGAAGAACGTGCCCGCCATCATTTCCACGATTTGCGAACCGGCCCTATCATCGAGGTCATATGCCCTGATTGCACGGTTGAGGCTCCAACTGCCAATTTTGCCTTCCTCATTGCAGTAGATGGTGGCTCCGTTTTTGAGGCCGTATGGTTCGATGTAACCGCCTACCTCATGCTGTTTCGCTTCGAGGGTGTTGGGAATGGTTTTGCGAATGGGTTTCTCGTCCTGCTTGATGACGAGGATTTCGATGGTTTCCTGCTTGTCGCTCATTTTCGCTCCTAGCTTGTTTGTGTGAACGATTCCACTATATCACGTCGTAAGAAAGAAGCAAAATCCCGCAAAACACCTACCGGACTCTTCTTAGAGGTTGACGTCCTCCCGGTGTTGAAACACCGGGCATCCCCGCCCAAAAAATGGTGAACTTGACTTCCTCCCCCGCCTTCAGGCGGGGAAGGAAGTCAATCGTCTCCTTGTTCAGCTTATCTTCGTGATACCGACAAGATGATTGCCATTCCCATTGCAAGTCTGCATCCAATCGCCGGAGTCGGGAGCATACTGGGCACCCTGAACGCTCTGTCCGTTAACCCGATAGGTGGAGCCGTTCATGGTGAACGTCTGACCCGCTTGCAGATTGTTAATCCACGCGCCACCCGTATTGTTGTGTTGCGCATACACGTGTCCGTTGCCATAGTTCAAGTCCACGATGCCGCCGCCGTCAACCGCGCCTTGGCAGTGGTCTGCGGCAGAAGTCAAATCGCAGGACATGGAACTGTAGTAGCCGCGCGGAGTGGACTGGGTTGGAGTGTAGGAACCATAGTTGGAACGGGTAGTCGCATAGTTTCCGTTCGTAGTGTCGGACGCCTGAGAATAGGACGCCGCCACTACGCTCTGCTGACGTTCCTGTCCGATACGGGACTGACGTGCGTTCATATCGTCGGACACCTTGTTAATCAGCTTGTCCAATTCGGACACGTCCACGCTCATGGTCTGCACGTCCGTGGATTCCATCAAATCCTTGGCCTTCTTCAACAGGTCAGACAGTTTATCGCGATTGTTTTCATCGTCCACGTTGCCGTTGGATGATTCCAAAATTCTCTTACCCTTATCAACCATATCGGCAAGCTTCTTCCTCATATCATCAAGCTTGTGGGAGGCGATGGCGGTATCCACGGATTTGGCCGTCCGGTCGATGGAACGGATAAGAGAGTGAATGCGATTATTGGATTTGACCGTCTTGTCGGTCAGGGATGAAACGGTGAAGACAGTAGCCTTCTCTTTTTGCGACATGTGGATTTTAGTCGCTTCCGTTAATTGGGATTGCAATGCCTTACGGGCAATACGGGTAGCGTCATCATCGTTACGAGTGACAATGGTCTTGTTTTGAACGTTTTCCGTATCCTGTTTCAAACGTGCGGTCAGAATGGTGGCATGGTTCAGTGCCGTCTCGTATTCTTTCCGATTCTGCATGAACTCGTTGGCGGTAGCTGTGTTGGCGGGAATAAGAACCATTGCGATAGCCAGTGAGATGAACATGATGGTTCTCATGGTCTTGGTGTTGGTTTTCAATTTTTTGCTCTCTTGTTCTTTTTGATTTGGTTTCTTTTTGTGGAATATGTTTTAAGGCTTTAACCTAGGAAGGCCATTTCGTCGGCTAGTTCGTCTTCGCCTTTTTCTCTGAGTAGACTCGCCACACCGTATCGTTGATTCCAACAACGCACGATGGAGTCCGCTTTTATGTCGGATGCTCCCCAGATGGTTGGTAGAATGGAACATTCGTCCGGCTTGTGGCTGATGCCGTAGCATGTTCCGTTTACGGTATTGTCATAGACGAGTCGAACCGACTTACCGCAGAATGGACATGAGGCTAGGTGGTAGCTCAATTACGACACTTCCCTAAAAGCTCTTTGATTGGGGTGACTTCTTTTACTTCGAGAATCCAAGCCGAGGTTATATGGTCGTTAGTCCAGTTTGGGGAAAGTCCCTATCCGTTATGGTTTGAACCATCTTGCGGCGTTCTTCGTCCTTGTTGGGGGGTCTGCGTATACGCCATATATTTTGACGCTGACACTATGGGGCTTTCGAGGACTCCCACGTCTACGTGCAGTTTCATTATGGATTGCTCCTTTAGGTTTCTTTCGTGTGGACACTTCTAGTATAACACGTCTTTGGTTTAGTTTTACCACACCTAGTTCCACTCTGCCGTTGCATGTCGATTAGTCGAAATACTTCCTCCTCATCCAAATCAACCCAACGCCCGTCGAACGGACTCTGATAGAACTCGTTCTGCGGCAGTGGACGAATCTCACCATCTTTCAAATGTTTTCCTCCTCCTGTTTCCGACATTCGCGGAAGACGCGCAGAAGAATCCGCGTAGCCGCCTGTTCCGGGGTCAAACCCTTCAAGTCCAATACCGGAATACTGGTGGAACCAACATTCACATGCAGTCCATCGAGAATGCCGTAACAGTAGTCGTTATAGGTTCTTAATTCGGCGTGGACTCCACGGTACGGCATGGAAATGTTTTCCACGTCCCCGTTGCAATCCCAGTGTGACCCGCCATGCCGTTCCACCAAATCCAACAATGCGTCTTTGACCTGCGAGCCGAACGTGGAAGCCGAATATGTGATTTTAGGCGTCACATAGTTCATACACCCGCAGTTCGGACATGGATATGACTGTTGCTTTCCGATTATTCCACCGTACAGCCGGGTGATAGGAGCGGAACAGTATCCGCAATCCAACCTGCCGTTGATAACCATATTGCTACTAACTCCTCTATTCGGTCCCATATTTTTTTGGCGGCTTCACTCGGCGGCATTCCCGCATATTCGAATACAGGAAGCTCCTCATGGTTGACGTTCACATGCAATCCGTCAACCCTGTCATAGGAAGATTCATCGTAAAAGTAGATTCTGACATTCGTTGCGTCAAATCGAATACTCATGCCATCACCCAGCACCAGTGGGTTCCAATCCACGTATCCACGAATGAACGCTTCAACACACATTCCCTCATATAGTTCGACACCATATTTTTCTGCCATTGCGACTACCGTCTTTCCTTCCGAAATACGTCTTTTAGATTGAATACAATCCGTAGCTGATATTGATAGTGAATCAGAGCGTTGACGCGGGGAATCTCCAACAGCTTGTATTTGACGTCCTCCCGGTGTTTCAACACTGGGAGGACGTCAAATTCCGTATAGTCTTTGTACGGATTCGCCAATCTTATCGTAGATAAGAGCATTGACGCTTGGGATATTCACCAGCTTGTAACCGAAATCGTCCGGCATGGAAAGCGCGATAAAGCCCATGATGATTTTGAGAACATTATCTTCCCCCGCATGGTAGAGTCCATTCTTATCGAGCCACAGTTCGTCATCCTGAATCAGCCCGAGTTCAACGAATAGACGGTAGACCTCCCGACTCATACTGGGTTCGTCATAGCTAGCCCAGACGAGACGCCGTCGGTCAAGATTCTCGCGTCCAAGACCCGTGTAATCATGTTTGGCGCTGTTGAATTGGACGCCATACTTCCGACAACTAGCCTTGTAGGCTTCCGTGATTCTTTCAGCCGAATAGTTGCTTTCGAAAAAGTAATCCTTGTTGGCGTAGTAGCCGTCACACTCCCAGTCGCCTAAAGTCAGTTTGAAAATCATCGTGGCGCCCTTTCCTTTTACTTTTTTTCTCGACCATGATTGTCAGTTCTTCTTCTGTAATCTTTTTGCACGTCGTTCTTCGGGAGTGCCGAAACGCTTGTAGTAGCATTCCTTGGAGCAGATGTCGTAGGCTTTCATGCCGGAATAGTAGGGGTATTTTCGACCGCATTCGGCACATGTTCTGGTGGCCGTAGCCATCATGTTTTTGGCGAAGGCGATGCCCTCCGGAGTTCCAGTTGCGATATACTTGTCACCGCGCTTGACGTAGGTGACGCACCCGTAGTGGCGGAGCCGTTCCATGCTGGCTTTGGCTGTGGGCTGGGAGACGTAGTTCCAGCCGTATCCTTTGCGGGAGATTTCCTCAAGGATGTTGAACATGTCGTATTGGAGGTACTTGCGTTCGAGCTTGTACTGTCCGACGTGTGTTTCAACGAACTCGTTGATAGCGTCCATGTCGGGGATGAACCAGTCTCCGATGTTGGAGTAGTGTTCGATTTTTCCGAAGCCTTTGCGGACGAGGGATTTGAGGATTTTCTTGGTTTGTTCCAAGAGGATTCGACTGTTGTCTTCCTGCTTGTCGCGGGATGAAATGAATTCCAAGAGACTGTATTCGTCTGCTGTGATGTTGCTCATGCCTGTCTCCTTGTTTGCTTGAACTATCTTTATGTGAACAATGCCAGTATAGCATAGATTGAATGTTTAGCCAATCTCGCCAAACGTCACTCAACGCAAGCCATGGCGGCATGAAAGACTTTGTGTGAACAATTCCATTATGGCGTATGTGGTCTGAAAATGCAAAAAAAACAAAAAGCCCCAACCCTCCTATACGGAAGGTCAGGGCTTCCAGTCTCAAACAGGCATCAGTCGTTGCGGCGGACAGAACGTTCCACTCCAACGAAGCCAACACCCATCATCAGGGCGACG